GAAGCCTTGTTATCACCACCAGATACTTCTCTTTTATTAGGTGTGTTCTTTATAATCTTCTTTAACATATCAGTTTTAAATACCAGTGTCCCATATATCTCCTCTCCTATGCAAAGATTATGAAACCAGTAATCTGATTCAGTAGATGTAATACCACTAGGTTTACCATAGCTTTCAAATTCAATCGCTATGTTACCAGTATCTAACCACATACCTCTTTCAGACTTTACTTCTATCTTCTTATCTTGTAGCATGTCAGCAATAATTTTTTCTTTTACTTTACCATACTTCAAATCTAAATCAAACTTTTTTCTATCTTCTATCTTTGGTTCTAATGTGTCTCTGTCCATGTTACTCCTACTTTGTAATCGTTATCAAGAGGACATCTTAACTTCAATGTCTTTTCAGTTTCTTTAATAGCAATCTTTGTGATGCTACAAAACTCTCCCACATCTTTGTTTGCTACTTCGAATTGGTATTCGTCATGAACAGATGCCACTAACTTAACATCAAGCTTTTTATTGTAAACTCTTTTTATGATATGTAGTAACCAATGTTTACAAATAATAGCACCTGCTCCTTGTAGAAGAGTATTTAATGCTGAATGTGCACTTCTAACTTTTAAGTACCTTCCATCTATAGCTAATATTCTTCCTCTTCTACCAGCAGTTTCTACTTGCTCACGCAATCTTTTTAGAGAAGGTAGGTTAGATAAGAATCTTTTAATTAACATATTGCCTTGCTCCTTTCCAGCTCCTACTATCTTACCTATCTTTTCTGCACCAGCACCATAGAGAAAGGCATAGATAAATGTCTTGGCCTGGTCTCTATTCTTTATTCCTGCTAACTCCATATTCTTAGTGTGTATATCTCCATTCAATATCTCATCTGTATAATTTGTATCATTAAGATAATGTGCAAGACAACGTAACTCTAAACCACTAGCATCAGTGCCTACTAATTTATATTTTGTTGGGTCTGATACAGTCCATAAGTTTCTACACTCCTTTCCATATGGTGAATATGTGGCCGGAACTTGTGCCATGTTTGGTGAGTTATGTGCCATGCGACCAGTAATAGTTCGTAGTGTCATCACTCTTCCATGAACTTTATTATTCTCATCACATGCCTCAATCCAAGACTCCACCATTACTGCTCTCTTCTGCAGTAAAAAATATTTTGCAAATCTTTCTGCAATTAATTTTAACTCTGGCTCTTTAATGGTTTTTAAAACAGCTTCGTTAATTATAATATTATCTTTATCAGTAAACTGTTTTGGTTTCCATCCTCTCTTCATTAATCTATCAGCTATCTGCTGACGAGAACCAATGTTAAATGGTATTTCTTTTGTCTTCGTCTTCATCTCCACAATGGTAGGTTCGAACTCTTCTAACGACCATTGCTCTAAGTCATAGATATCGTCTTTTAGTTTTGCTAGTAACTCCTGTGCTTTCTGTATATCAAAAGCAAAACCATTCTTCTCTTGTTGGTCAATGATTAATCTAATGTCATGCTCTAAATCTATAGACTCCTTAGAAAAACCTTTGCTTTCTTTTACTAATTCATTATAAACAGCATGTGTTATTTCTACATCTTGTTTACAATACTTTAGCATATTGTAATCGTACTTAGAAAAGTTTACATCTTCACCACCTTTTAACATGTTTAGTTTTTCACCCCATGCTTTTAGGCTATGTCCTTTCTCTCGTATAGGATTAAATAACTGAGATAAAACTAATGTATCAATAACATCACCTGGTAGTATGTTTGAATTAAGCAGTCTATTAAGAACCGGAACATCAAAAGATAATCCATTATGCATAATAAATTTATCTACTTGCTTTGCCCAGTTATTAAAACTGTACATAGTAGATGGGTCAAACACTGTAACAACATTTGTATTTATATCTTTTGCTACAATACAATGTACTTTACTAGGATTAAATCCATCTGTTTCAATATCAAGAACTACTTTCATTTGCACCACACCAACTACACTCTTCTCCTTTACCTATTTCCATTTCACTTTTTTCAACATCACAGTAATGATACCACATCTCATCATCTGTGTCAAGTTCTTTTTTATGTAACCAATCTTTATAACCTTCTATCCAAAGCTGTTTACTTTCTTCTTCTTCTCCTTTGTGACCCCAGTACACTAAATGAAAGGCATCACATTCAGGACAAGAAAGATTAGTAACGATAGCATGGTCTTCGTGTTCTTCACAGTCATGGTCACCACCCCAAATTAATTCTGTTCCACAGTTATAACACTTCATATTATAAAACTCCTTGTGCTTGATTATTAAATTCATCTTCAAAAGGATTATCTATTTGAGACATTCTACCAGACTTTTTATCATAATGCAAGTACGTACATACTCCTGTCTCTCCAGTGTATCTATTTTTAAGAATACGAACAGTCGTTGTGTTTGCAGTTACTTCATCATTAGCTTGTTGATTTCTCTCTAAAGCAATAATACAATCAGATAAATGTGCAATGCTGGCACTACCTCGTAAATGAGATAGAGTAACTTCTTTTCCATTCTCGTGACCTAAGTCTCCTGATGGTCTCCTAAGATGCGATACTAATAAAAGACCAACTCCTGTCTCTTCTACCAGTGAACGTAGTTTAGTCATCAATATATCAATAGACTTTCTTTCATCTCCTTCTTCTTGACCACTAACTAAGATAGATAAATGGTCAATAAAAACCCATTTACAATCCATACTAGATATCATGAACCTAACTGTGGCAAGTATCTCATCATTACCTAAAGAACCAAAGTGGTCAAACACAATAAATCTACCTTTGCCTTTTTCTAATCCTATGGTATCTTCTTGCCACTTTAATAATTGTTCTTGAGAAAACTTTTCTCTTATTTCTTTTATGTATAATCTTTGGTTAGCCTCTACAGACATAATATTAAAAGCAGTATTTCTAGTGCTTTCTTCTAATGCTAAAACTCCTACTCTATCTTTTGAGTTTTTAAAAATGTGATGCATTAACTCTCTCATTACAGAAGACTTACCCATGCCAGCACCAGAAGTAAATGTAGTTAACTCTCCTGTTCTCATACCATATGTTTTATCATTCATCTTACTCCAAGGATAAGGTATAGTTTCACAATACTCTTCATCCCATAAAGATAAACCTAAATCTGATAAATTTAAAATGCCAGCAGGTGTGTATGGTTTAGCATTCCACCATTCATTAACGAAGTCTTTTGACTTACCCATCTTGTGATATTCATTTGGGTCTTTATGTTCTAAGTTTACAATCTTGCATTTGTTTGGTTCAAATAACCTAGCAACCTTTTGTGAGGCATCAATACCAGGTTTATCATTATCAAAACATATAACTACATTTTCAAAACTATTTAAGTATCGTAAATGTTGTTTACAATTCTGTACTGCACTTTGTACTCCATTTTTAATTGATACTACTGCCCACTTACTACCTAACATTTCGTAGGCAGACATGGCATCTATCTCTCCTTCAACGATAGTAATATATTTACCACCTGACTTAAATAAATTTTGGCCAAACAGTAAGGCATCTCCTATGTCACCTTGTGACCATATTTTTTTACCTTCAACCTGACGAATCTTCGTGGCCACATGGCTACTATCAGCATTAAAATATTCATAGTAATGATGACTAACTATCGAGCCATTAGTTTTTATTTTTGTCTTATATTTTTTAGCTGTTCTTTCTGATATTCTTCTATCAGGTATAGCTTTATACTCACCACTTACACTGGTGTTTTCTTGTATGTTAATTACTTTACTCTCCATTTTTGCCTCTCCTATATTATTAAATCTTTTATTACAAGAGAAGCAGAAGGCATGTCCATCAGCATGAATATTATAACCTCTACTTGATTCACCACAAGGGCATTCTCCTCTGCTTATCCACTTACTCTGCATTACATCATACCTATTGAGTTAGTTACTCCTATAACTACATAGATAGCTGTGTATATTAATAAAAATTCTAATCCTATCAATTTATATTCCTTTCTAATTATTTAAATGTGTAATAAATCATCATCATAAATACATATAATACCCATAATGATAATAATAATATAAATGTATTTATTATATATTTTAATAAATAATTATTAATTATATTATATATTATATATATATATTTATATATTATAGAAAACTTTTTCATAATGTCAAGAGAAATCTTTCAAAGCATTTATGTAAAGCTCTTCAGCAGAATCTATATCAAGACCTATACTATTTCTACAGTCTTGTTTTGCATATATTCTTGCCTCTTCATTAGAACAACCTTCTCTTTTGTATTCTTTAAATAGTTTTCTATACATTTTCTTCTCGTCTTTATCCCATAAATTATTCATCATCTTCTTCCTCATTATAAAGAAACATACCTATATCATATGATATCTCATCTGCCTCTTTATCATCTAGTAATTCAGGCTTTTCATCTGATACTTCTATAGGTTCAAAGCCTGTGTCTTCTTCTGTCCAAGTATCAATCATATTATTATCAATATATTCTTGAACCTGTTCCATACTCCAATCCTTAGGTACTTCTACTAAGGTTGAGTATTGTACTTCTTTTTTACCTAAAATTCTATAACATTTTGTATCTATTGTCATTGTAATTCTCCTAATAATTATACAATAAAAAAAATAAACTTACAAGTAGTAAGGCCGGGAAAATATTATTTAACCATAAGTATTTATTTTGTTTAGTATCTCTAAAATACTTTCCGGTAGCTTTAAATCTTCTTTCTCTTACCTTATCCACCTGTCTTAAAATCCTTTTTTAAATGCTCTGCATCTGGCATCTCTGCATCTCCTAACCATACACCATCAGAGCTGTTGGTGAGTTTTCTTCCATCATCTCTCTCAACTCCTATTTGCCTACGCAATTTATAATTCTCATCATTTAATTGTTTGATTCTAATATTAGCATTGCGTAACTGTTCTTGTAAATCTTTTACATTCTTTTCTAATAAGTTTATAAACACTGGGTCGTACATTATACACTCCTATTTTCTTGTTAATAAATATGCAAGTAGTATGATAAATATTCCTACTACTACTCCACCTAAAAAATAATATATCATTAGTATTTGTTCCATTAATTCACTCCTTCAATCGTTACTCCTTCTTGTTGAGCAAAAATCATATCTACTCCCCAAGATTTCAAAGTTTGTAATGCTTCTTCTTTTGTTTCAAACTTCAGTATATTATTCTCTTCATCTACGAGTTGGTCAACCGGATATGTTTCAGTCCACTTAGCTTTTCTTAGCCGGTTAATATCGTTATATCTATGATGTGCTATCACATACATCTTTATCTCTCCTTCTATTATACTTCTTTTTGTTCTTCACAATCCTCTGCCTATATCTTGTGTCAAGTAAATTTTTTGCTACAAGATTTGGTATCTTAGATATCTTTTTTATTTTAATCATAAGTGTCTATTAACATTATACCATAAATATTCATTGTGTGCAACACTTCATATCTTAATCTCTTGTATATGTATATCTAAATAATCTGCAAGTAAATATCTTATCTCTGTATAGCAATCATCACATAATAAAAGATTACATGCACCATTCTCCATATCTTCTGGATAGGCTTTATTAGTTTTACACCTATGACATTTAATTTTTTTACTCATCTTTATCCTCCAATAATTTTCTTGCTTGTACTAAAGCTCTTTTCTCTGCAAAGGATATCACTTTCTTCTCTCCGGATAGTGCACCTATCTTTGGAAGTTTAGTGTCCTCCACGAGCTTTATATCCGGTTTAAACGATACTTCATCTCCAAAGAAGTAATCCTCTAGCTCGTGGAATCCTCCTATATGTAGAAAGATTTGTGGCACAGTCTTATGACCGGCTTGTTTAAACCTTCTTACCTTCTCTGCAGTATCTAGTTCTCTCTCTTCATATATCTCTCCGGCCTCATCTAATAAAGACTTGGCCTCTGCACAATAGATGCAGTTCTTTTGTGT